CCTGGATACGGTAGGAAGCCTCTTAAGTATACTGCGGCTAAGGTGCGTTCTCCACAATTTCGAAAGAACATGGCGCGTAACTGGGGCATGTCGCAAACGCCTCAGCCGCAAGATTTCAAGCGCTTCAACAAAAAGGCGTACAAGTAATGCCTTTCAAATCCAAAGAACATCAAGCTGCCGTCATGATTATGCTCGGTGGTAAGAAGCATAAGGTAAGGCTCCGGTTTAATCATGCACGGGGCGATTCTTTTTATGCATCCGCGCATATCAAGCCCCGCAGTGTTTCCGCTGCCCAGGACTTACATTCGCTCTACGCGGATCCTTACGCTGCAGACAATTTGGATTTCGACAAGGCCGAGGTAGGTCGTGTGCAGACGGAGGTAATGCCGTCGAAGACCTCTGATTACTATCATCGTCGGTACGAGACGACGGCTGGAGGAAGGCGCGTACGTGTACTTCCGTTCGTTACAGGTTCCTACTTGCTCCCCGAGTTGCGTGGTAAAGGCTTAGGCAGACAAATGTATGTAGAGCTCGCGAAGTACATTGCGCAGAACTCGCAGTATCCCGGCGTTGCCTCGATTAGGGATCAACGGAATCGGGATTCGAATGCACTTTGGCGCAGGTTCAAGAGTAAAGGTCGCTACGGCATACACGATGTACTTCCGGGTAAACCATATAAGAAGAAAGGGACACGATGAGCAAAGGCAACACCACCGAAGACAACGTACTCAAGCTGATTTTTCAGGCGGTCGCCTGGGCAGACGTAGCCGAGAATGACGCCACTACGCCCTGTGGCACTATTACTGTTGCACTCCATACAGCCGATCCCGGTGAGGGTGGGACGCAAGGCGCGAGTGAGACGGCGTATACAAACTATGTACGCGTAGGCGTGCAGCGCGATGCTGCTCATTGGCCTGTGTCGGGTGGGAGTGTTTCCCCGGCATCTAACATCGATTTCGCGGAGTGCGGCGCTACGCCTGGTGGTGCGATCACACATTTCAGCGTAGGCACCGGCGTTGCCAGTATGCTTCTTTACAGCGGCGTCGTAACGCCTAACATCACGATGGCCGCTGGCGTCATTCCGAGACTGAAGACTACGAGCACGATAACCGAGGACTAGGCTAATGGCTCTCCCGACCTATCAGGGATCTGGTACTTTTACTGCGTCCGCAACGACGCCTCAGCCGCCGTTCCCCGCGTCTGATGTTCTTGTCGGGGACATTGCGATTCTCGTCGCCGAGAGCGAGAACCAGGCTATTACGCTCTCGTCGGCGCAGGGCTTTGTTGAGATCGGGACGGGGGCCGCCAAGGCCGCTGGGTCGGCGGCAACGGATCCCGCCAATCGCATTGCGGTGTTCTGGAAGCGGGTCGCGATCGCAGGGGGCGGCACGGCCCCAACTCTTGCCGACTCGGGCAATCACACGACTGGGCAGATCCATACGTTCCGTGGTTGTAAGACATCCGGAAATCCGTGGGACGTCTTCGCCGAAGGCAATCACGGCGCCGCAACGACTTCCCCTGCGAATATCCCGGGCGCGACGACAACGATCCCGAACGCCCTGGTTCTTCTGATCTGCGGCACAAGCAACAACGCTAACGCCACCGACAACTTCGCGTCGTGGACCAACGCTGCGCTTGCGAACATCCAGGAGCGCGCCGACAACAGCAACACGATCCAGTTAGGCGGCGGCCACGGGTTAGCTACCGGAGAGAAAGCCACAGCTGGCGATTACGGCACCAGCACTGTGGCCAATTCGACAACGACCTACAAGGGCACGATGTCGATCGCCCTCGTGGGGAATCTCGACTCGGTCGCAGTCGATGCAGCGACCAGCACAGTGACTGGGGCTAGCGGGGCGACGGTCGCGGGTGCTGCGCAGTCTGCTGGCGCCAGCGTTGCTACCAGCGTTGGCGAGAGCGCCGTTAATCCGATCCGATATTGTGACGCGCAATCTGCCGGCGTTGGTGCCGCCACCGCGATCAGCGGCGGCACAGTCGCGTCTGGTGCTTCTTGTGCTGGTATTGGTGCTGCTACTGGCGCGGCTACATCTATAGTTCTAAGTGCTGCGCAGTCTGCTGGCGCCAGCGTTGCTACCAGCGTTGGCGATGATGATCTTGTTGCGGGTATAGGACGCTCGATTGGCGTTAGTGTTGTAACAGGTGCAGTAGCGTCCGTAGTTCTGGGTGTTACACAATCTGCTGGCATTGGCGCCGCTTCTGCTGCTAGTTCCAGTACTCACGTTGCTGATGCGCAATCTGCGGGTGTTAGCCTAGAAGTTGGATACGGTGTCTCTGCTACTGCTGGCGACGCGCAATCCGTGGGTGTTAGCCTAGATACCGGCACTGGTACCAGTCTAGGTGCTGGTTTTGCTACTAGTGACGGCGTAGGTTTTGCTACTAGTGACGGCGTAGGTTTTGCTACTAGTGACGGTATTTCTGCGGGCGTCGCGCTTGCGCTCGGCGAGCCAGAGGGGCAAGGCTTCCGCGCCTCGGCTGAGGGCGTTAGCGACGTCTTAGGCGTCAGCGGTAGTACTTGTACGAGTGATTTTCAGTCTGCGGGTGCGTCGATAGGTAGTGGCGACGGTGTGTGTATTACTCCCGCCGTCGCCTTTGACCTCAGTTTGACTAGTGTTACGGGCGCAGCCATTTGCGTTAGTGCCTCCGCTGGCGACAGCGTAAGCGTAAGTGTTGCCGCGGGCGACGCTTCTTCTGTTTGCTACGGCGCAGGCCAGTCCTCCAGCGTCTCCACGGCGTCCGGCGCGTTGACCGCGACCGCGTTGACTGCCGGACAAGCGTCCGGCGTAAGTGTTGTCGACGCTTTAGCTTCCTGTGTTCTTCCTGGCGTCGCTACTTCGTCCGGCGTAAGTGTTGTCGACGCTTTAGCTTCCTGTGTTCTTCCTGGCGTCGCTACTTCGTCCGGCGTAAGTGTTGTCGACGGCGTTGTGTCCTCTACGGCTGTCGGCGTGTTTACCAGCGTGGGCATGTCTGCTGCTTTCGCTGCTTCTCCTGATGTTGTGGGATTTGCCGCGGGGCTGTCCTTTGGCGCCGCTACTGTTTTTGGTTTGAGCTCCACTATTTTTTGCAGCGACGGTATTTCGAGTAGCGTGTCAGACGCGTTCGTTGAAGTAGATGAATCTCTCATAATCGTAGAAGCTGATATGGTTTCGGATGATGGCTACGTTGAGGCCATAGCCTTCGGCGCTCGGACTTCTACGTTTGCAATAATACGTGCACTAACTGCTCCTTCTTATAAGGCGACACCGAACGCCGGCATCCGCATGTCTGCGCAGGCGTTGGTGGATACGCCTGTGTATTATTTCGATTTTGAACCGATAGACGCTGCTTTGTGGACTATTCGGCCACAAAATTCGTACATAGCCGCACCTTCGCACTCTGGTACGCAGGCACTGTGGTTTCAGGTGGGCTTTGGTACTTCTCATCTTGCGCGTCGTACCTTGACAGGTCTGATTCCTGGTGAGACTATGCGTATCAAGATGTGGCTGAATTTTGATGGCGTCGGCAGCTCACGGGTGGCTGTTACTCTGGGGGTGAATCGCCCTCTTACTTCTTGGGCTGCTCACCCCCCTGCGGACTGGGAGGGCTGGTGGCTGTGGGAGGTGGGCGAGTACACTCCCGTCGGCGATACTGATCTACTGTACTTGTCTGTGGGGGCCCCGTTAAATATGATAGCTCTGCTGGGCGTCGACGATATCACGTTGAGCGCGTTTAGGATGGGTACAGTGCATAATGTGCTCTCGCTATCTACTGCGCGGCAAGCTCCTTTGCGGACTTTTGCTACTCCCGCTGTTTCTAATATGTGTGCGCGCGGCGTTGCGGTCGTAACGGCGAAGAGCTCCTACGGCTCCGCTCTATCTTTTTCGTGCCGTGCTGAGGTAGTGTGATCTTTTAGGAGGCCCCATGTCGATTGCGGTTGCTGGTGCAAAGATTACAATTGATCGCGGCGATGACGGCACCGTACGGTACACGATCACTGATGAAAATAACGCGGTGTTGAATCTTGCTCTCGCATCCTTTATTTTTACAGTGAAGGAGGGATATCAGTCTACTACTCCTTTCTTTACGCTGGCCGCGAGCCCTGGTATTTTCATCTCTAGTCCCAGCGGCGGTGTGGTAGATGTAAACATTCCGCGGTCCGCTACTCTTGGCGCGGGTACTGGTAACTATCGTTACGATTTGCAGATGACAATGAATGATAAGGTGACGACACTTGTTAAGGGGGTGTTTGTCATCGCTCCGGACATCACAATTCCCTAGGAGGTAAGTAGCAATGCCGTTTTCGAGTGAGAATCAGCGTCGGTTCGTTATGTCGCTGCTGAAGAAAAACGCCCGACGCTACGGTAGAAAGGGCGCTCTGATTGGTGCGGGTATCGGAGCAGCGAGCGGTGCCGGTGCCGGCTTGCTATACGGTGGCCCCGTGGGCGCAGTAGGTGGCGCAGTAGGTGGCGCTGCGGCCGGTGCAGCGCAGGGTTATATAACCGGTCGCTTTGGCGGAATGGGCTATGAGAAGTGGAAGATGGCTTCGCGCATGAAACACGGCGTCGCACCTTCACGAACAAAGAAGGCTGTTGCTGCCGGCGTTGCTATTCTTCGCCCCCTCGAGATGTGGGGGTACGGTACCTACCGCACCCGTCGCAAGAACGCGGGGCCACGGAAGAATGGGTTGACTCCGCGCTACGCTGGGTAACCCATGCCCTTCAAGAGCGACGCTCAACGCAAAGCCTACTTCGCCAAAGCTGCTATCGCTTCACCTGCGCAAGCGTTTCCAGGTGCGCACTGCTCCTTATGGTGGCGTAAACGATCTTGGCTTCCGCCTCAGCCTACACGACAAGGAGTGGGAGAAGCATGTACACATCGACGGTCCCCATCATGAAGCGCTATACCGTCAGAGGGGTAAGCCCGCGGGTATGATTGGCGAGATCGAAGTTGCTGCGTTCCGAGATCCGTCAGGTAAGAAGTACGGCAAAGTGTACCAGTCATGGGTCATGCCCGAGTATCGCAACAAGCGAGTCGGCACCGCTATCTATCTCTTGGCGTACAGGCAAGCAAAGCGTCGCGGTATGCTGGGTTTGGCGTCCGATCCCAGTCACCGTAACACGTACTCTAGTCGCGTGTGGGATAAGATGAAGGACGGCTCTACCCAATTTTGGGACTACAAAACCCGCGACGAGAATCCTGTAGCCGGCGAGTATCGTCCCTATGCTGGCACCTCGGATCGCTGGATAAACATGGACACGATGACTTCTCTCAAGCCTCATCGCCAGCACCGCGGCGCGACACACCGAGAGAAACGAAATCCGAAACAGAAGAAGCTCTTCTAGGAGGAGGTGAAGGACTTGTCTACAGAACGGCAATACAATTTGGTTCGCGATGCTGAAGGGTGGTTGACCGCTACGGCTACTGTCATTAACTCGACAGTCGGCCCCGTTCATACTGTGAGCATTGACATTCCTGCGGTTGCGGGATTCGTCACACAACTTGGTGGCTTTTTTCTGACGCAGACTACTGGCTCCGGCGGTGGTACGCCTACTGTGAAGGTAGTTGCTGGTGCCTTTGTGCTCGACCAGGACACGTTTGTCGTTGGTACGCCCAAGCGGGTGCCTTATACAATCCCTCTCCCCGGCGTTGCCGGGACCACACTTAGTATTCGTGCAAATGCTGCTGATATTACTGCCGCTAATCTCACAGCTATCTACCGCCGCATTCCTCTCTAAGGAGAAAAGTAATCCATGTCGTCGCCCATGCCTCCACTGCTCATGCTCGACCAAGCTTGTGACGCGTTCAAGCACAACGATGTCTCCGCGAAGCTTGTGGCGATCCGAACCTTGCTCAACGACGAGAGGGCTAGGCTCAACGCACACACACACAGCGGGATCAGCTCTCTTGCCAACATCGGAGTAACCGCGGCTGTGGCTGTTGCCGTCGCGAATCCATTTGAGCTCAACCGGTGCTGCCACGCTATGGCGCAGATTGCCGGCTTTTTCGATAACGTGAAAACGCTCACAGACGAATTCCGTACCAAGTTCAACGCCCACGGACACGAGGGCACTACCTCCAGCCATGTCCCTAGTAGCGCTGCAATTTCCGCTACCGCGATTACTGTCAACAATATCCACGCGCAGTGGCTCAGCGACTGTTGCCCTGCTTTAGGCAGGGCTGACGGCAATCCTGGCGCCGGCGCGTACTTTCAGGGCATTGCTGCTCTAGCCAACGAGCTCAAAACTAAGTACAACACGCACTATCACAACGCCGCGTACACGAATGTTACCAGTACACCAGCGTTGGTGACGACCATACCCACGCTCTCGTAGGGGGCCCCATGTACTTTGACCGTCGTACTCTGATCACTGCTATCATCACCGCTGCTATTGTCCTCGGCATTATGTTTTTTGTTTCTTGGTGGCGGCCGAAGCCGAAGTACACACAGAGTGAGATAGAGCTCCTCCAGAAAATTGATGGCCTTGCTGGTTCGCTGCATGAGGAGCAGACGACGGTCAAGAAGTTGAAGGGCGAAATTGAGTTGCTGTTTACAGCGCAGTCTGCTACGTTGGCGGAGTTGTTTAAGAGGGGCGTCAAACCTCAAACGGTGATTCATATTGAGGCTGCTGCGCAAACCCCTGTTGCTGTACAACCTCCGACGACGACGATTGATACTTCTCCGCCTGCTGTATCTGATGAGGCCCGCGACGTTACGCTGACGGATGCCAGGAAAAGATTCAGCTTAACGCAGGGTTTTTTAGTGCGCCCGAATCGTCTTGAGGCGACCGGCGATACCTTCACCTCGCAGAATCAGCTTTATGAGTTGAACATCGTTCGTATCGCAACTCCCGAAGGGCATCGCCGCCTTGTGGTGGAAGGGTACGAGCTCGATCCTACGACTAAGGAACGGGTACAGCCGCTTGTCGTGGATAAGGACAGGTCGAAAGACTTCGAAGTGCCCGATCGTCCTCCGTTAGCACGATACGCTGTCGATGTGTATGGTGAATTTGCACACATTGACTGGGCGTATGGCGCGAGCATGTTGTACCGCCCGTTTCCTGCGAAACGTGTCCTCGATCTATTCCAGGCATCGCTGTTTGCGAAACACTACGGCGATCGCGGTTTTGATTACGGTGTGCAGTTTGGCCTGCACAAGGAGTGGTGATGGCGTTCAAATCCAAAGAACACCAAGCGGCTGTCATGATGCTGTTGAAAGCTCTTGGCGTTGCTGCTATGATGGGGGCGGCGGGCGCTGTCGGTTCAGAAGCCGGCTCGCATATGTATACCGCGGCACGCACTAAGGCCGCTGCTAGTACGGCTCGACGCCAGAAGTATCGGCGCCTCCAGCGTATTCGTGCGAAGCATACTGCCGCCGCGCAATCTCAAAGTAGATCTTCGGGGGGGAGCGAATACGTTCGCGGTCCTTTCCCAAGGGGGGCATAGCATGCCATTCACTGGGCCCGCGCAGAAGAAGGCGGTAACGCAGATGCTTAGTGGCGACGGCGCGCCGCAAGGCAAAGGCGGGAAGAGTCCGAAGAAGCGGGAAGAGCCTGCTATTGATCCCGCGCTTATCGACGAAATTGTTACGTATATGGGTGATTTCGATGCTGAAGCGATGATGCGACTCGTTGCGTCGCTTGAGCGATTGAATCCCGATGCTGTGTCCGCTCTTGCCGACGCTGTTGCTGCTACGTTTGGCGATTCAGAGGACGCCTCTGATGAGTCCGATTCTGGCGACGAGGAAGAGTAGTACCTGCGCTCTCGCTAGGGCAGAAGCCTGATAACCATTACGGCGTGGAATACCAAGGTTGTGTATAATTTTACTCGTCGAACGCTGAGGGTGACTTGATATGGCAGTTCGTATAGAGCCTGTTGTGAATCAGCCGCGGTCGGACAAGGCAGTCCCCGTCAATCCCGTTACGCTCAAAGAGGGCGCGGATACTTCGGGCGGCGTGTGGCAGCGTAACATGAAGCTCATTCTCGAGTACCGTCACCCTGAGTACGTGAAGTACAAAAATACGTGGGAGCGATGCTTAGATTGTTACGAGGGGGAGATTGAGAAGATTCGATCTTACCTGTCGAAGCATCTTCGAGAGCACAAGGACAATTTTGAGGGTCGACTTCGTCGCACGTTTTATCTCAACTACTGCGAGCCTGTTGTCGATCTCTTTGCATCGTACCTTTTTCGCCGACCTCCTGTGCGTAAACCTCTCGGCGGCCTTTCTCAGCCCTACGTCCCCTCGATGAATCCTCTCATACCTCTTAATGCGCCTGAAGGACCTTCAGAGTCGAAAAAGCGGGAGCCTAACGCGCAGGATCCTAATGCGCAGGATCCTAATGCGCAGGATCCTAATGCGCAGGATCCTAATGCGCAGGACCCTAATGCGCAGGACCCTAATGCGCAGGACCCTAATGCCTTTACAGACCCCGCACAAGAGCAGATGATGCGTGCCGGGGCCGAGAAGCAGATGATGCAGGAGCAGCATCGCCAGGCGTCTTTGCTTTCGTACTACAAGTTCCTGGCCAACCAGGGACCCCAGCGGCTAGCTGCGTTCAATGAGCTCTACGTCGACGCCGACCTTCGCGGAAATAGTCTTGATCGTTTTATGCAAGAGACGGGCACGCGGGCATTCATTGCGGGGCATGTTGGCGTTCTTGTTGACGCCCCTTCTGCCAGTGAGGGCGGTACTCCGAGAACCGAGGCGGAGCGGAAACGTCGCAAGTTTCGTCCGTACCTTGTACGTATTGCGCCTAACGATATTGTTGACTGGGAGTTAGATTCTAATGGCGACTTTGTTTGGGTGCGCATCAAGGAAGAGACTACTGATTCTCGAGAACCCTTGTCACTGGAGACTGTGGAAGGGAAGGCGGTTGTAATTTACCGCACCTGGACCCGTAAAGAGTTTCTTGTGCATAAGATTGACGGCCAGGGTACTGTGACTTTGCTCGATGACGGTAACCACAGCCTCGGCGAGGTTCCTCTTGTCATCGTGTACAATAAGCGAAAGAAGAGCGCTAATCTTGTCGGCGAGTCTTCTATTGACGATATTTCTCTGCTCAATCTCGCTATCCTGAACTGGATGTCGATGCTTGACGAGGAGGTGTATAGCAAATGCCTTTCCTTGTTGACGCTGAAGAGGGCTGCGGCTGAGGGAAGCTCTGCTGATGTCGAGATCGGAAGTAATAACATCCTTGAGTATCCAGAAGAGCGTCCCGGCTATATTTCGCCGCCTACTGATCCTGGCGAGTTCATCCAAAAACTTGTTCGCGATTCTGTTGAAGAAATATACCGTATTGCGCGCATGGGCGGCGGCGGGAGTGGGATTAAGATCCAAGAATCAAAATCCGGCATAGCCTACGCGTATGAGTTCAACGAGACAAATCAGGCGCTCTGCGATAAGGCTGATCAGCTCGAACTTGCTGAGATGAAGATTCACCGGCTGTTTGCGAAATGGTACGGCATGGAGTTTGAGGGTAGCGTTGCATACCCTGATGAGTTCGGCGTCGAGGATTTGGGTGCGGAGCTCGAGTTTTTGATTAAGACGCGTTCTGCGATTACTTCGTTGACTGCTAAACGTGAACTCGAGAAGCGGACGATTAAGAAGCTGCTCCAGAATCAGGTCGACAGCGTGATTATGGCACGCATTATGTCTGAGATCGATTCGAATCAGGCTGCTGACTACAAGGTTCCTGGTGAGTTTATTGTTCCCGGCCAGGCTGAGGCGACTTCACCTGCGCCCTTCGGGCCCGAGGCTAGTTCCGGCGCCGATCCTGAGGTGTCTGCCATCGAAGCCTCGTTTGATCCCGCGGCGTTTTTCGATCGCCAAGGCATTCCGCAGGAAGGTGCAGTTCCGAAGAAGGTCAAACTTACGAAAGAATCTCAAGATCGGCAAAAGGCGGGTGCCGAAGAGCGTCGACAGCGTATGCTCAAACGCCGTTCTGCTGCTTCTCCACCTCGAGGTGGTAAATGAGCTCTCGCGCAGATATTCTTCGCGGCTCGATCAATCGTGTTTTTGGTATCAAGCCTGATCCGATGTCCGAGATAAAATCCGCTATCTCTGACGCTGCTTTGGGTGAGCAGATGGTGCGGATGACATACATCGCCAAAAAGAGTTCTGGCGCCAAGACTTACGTAGTCGAGCCGTATTCGTATCGCACAAAACACGGCAAGAAGTATCTCTATGCTTGGCACCCGAAGCATAATCAGATTCACTCATTCCTGCAAAATCGGATTATTGATGCCGAGCCTATGGAGCGCGGATTTGATCCCCGCTTTCCCGTGGAGATCTAAATGGCTGCCATGTCGCGTGATCGACTTCGCGCTATGTTTGCCAACATGGCAACGCGCAAGGGTACGACTCCTACGGGTAAGCGTACGACTACGCGCGCGCAGATCAATTTGCGCACGGGCGCCAAGCGCCAGAACGTGACGCAGAAGTTTCTCAAGCACGTGGGCAAGCACGGGAAGATTGCGCATCCCAGCCGCCTCGTGATGGGACAGAAGCTTTACTACCTGTATACGGACTACAAGACGAAGACTGCGGGCACAGGTAGAGACCGTTGGATTATCGGCAAGGTGACGCGATTCTTGTCCGTCGGTCGCGGCGCACCCGCTGTTAAGGTGCGCTGGCACAAGGACGCTAAGCTACCCACTACGTTCACACACGAGGACTTTCAGCGCTACTCAATTATGCAGGTAGGTGGGCGGTACACGAAGAAGCCTGCGAACTATCGCAAGGGTAGCACTAGGAAGATCACTGGGGGGTTGGAGCCTACTGCTGAGGGCAAGGGCGACATCGGCAGGTCTGGTAAGTTTTCTTACTCGACGGCGGAGGAGCGTCGACATAAGCAGGCGCAAGCAGCTGCGGGTTTGCTCTTTGGCCATAAGGAAACTCATGGTAATCCGACGCTGGATGCGCGAAAGAAAGTACTGCGGCTGAAAGGGCGCGCTGAGTATATGCGTAAATACCGCGCCAAGAAAAAACAGAGTGCGTGATGGCGTTCAAATCCAAAGAACACCAAGCTGCCGTTATGCTGATGCTCCGCAAGGTGGGGAAGCTTGACGTTAAAGCGGGCCCCGCAAAGAAGCGCTACCTGCGTAACCCTGTTTCTGTCCCCTATACGGAGAGCCGTCGCACTCTTCAGGTGCGTAAGCGTTTCCACCAGCGCCGCAAGAAAGCGAGACGCTAATGCCCTTCAAATCGGACAAGCAACGCAAGTACGTGATGATGCTCCTCAAAGGCGACAAGCGTCGCTCTCTGACGGGGTTCCCTGAGGATCAGAAAAAGGCTCTTCGTGACGTAGTAGAACGCGCTGGCGGGAAAACGCAGTTTGAGAAGCTTCTCGCCCCCAGCGTCAAGTTGTCGCAGCTGAGAAAAGCGGGATTTTATCCCCAGTACGCTAAGGGCCGTGTTCCGAAAGATCGCACGTATGCGACCTGGGCTGGCGGTACTAATCGCTATCTTCAGCACGTTGCGTGGAACTACCACCACCCGGCGCGGCCTATTAATACCGGTGAAGAAATCCACCACCGGAGTGGCGATCGCCGGGATAACATGAAAGCGAATTTGGCTAAGCTTTCTCGCGCCGTGCATGCTGCGCACGGCGGACTCATGAAGTTTTACTTGCGCAAACCCGAGTACAAGAAGGTGCCGCGTGTGAAGCTCGACACGCTTGTACTCAAGAAAGCGGTATACCTCGTCAAAAAGAAACGTCGACAAAGGGGGTGAGAACATCTTGATGTGGCCTTGGGACTTTCGCTGTTAACTTGCACTCCTACTAGGAGGCACTTACTCGGCAACGAGGAGGCTATCATGTATTGGATGAACGGGTTGTTTACTTCGCGTTTTCTGTATGACCCTGAGGGCGGCGCCGGCGAGGGTAGTAAGACCTTTACACAGGACGAGCTCAATAAGATTCTTGCAGAGCATAAGCGAGGTCTTCAGAAGGAGCTTCAAGACCTCAAGACGCGTCTCGACGGAGAAACGAAGTCGCGTGGCGAGCTTGAAGATATGCTGATTGAGGCCGCGGGTGGCGAAGAGGCGGTTGATCGCTTCATGCAGACCGGCGAGCTTGACGCCGATGGCGACCGAAGCAGAAACGTGAATGTTGACGACGACGAAGAGGGCGGTATCCCCATTGAGGGAGCCGAATCCATCCAGGCTTTGGTGAACGGCATCAATAAGCGTCACAGGGCTGAGATGGATGCTATTCGAAAGCGCCTCGATAAAGAGATCGAGACGCGAGAAAATCTCGAGACGACTCGTCTTGAGCAGGATCGCGATGCCATGTTGGCGGATGCTCTGGTGAAGAACGACGTTGTTGACGTCGGTGCTGGGGTCAAGCTTTTCCGTGACAGCATGGAGTACGACGAGGACTTGACTAAGTGGCGGTTCAAATCGAAAGATGGTCTCTATCTGGATCCCGACGCAGGTATTGCTGAGTCTCTTCCGGACTGGATGCGCAAGCCCATGACAGGGACCGGCGGCTCCGGTTCGCGCGGCTCTTCACCCGGCGTTACAGCTTCGCAGCTTACTCGAAAGCAAGCCGAACTTGCTGAGCTCGAGAAGAAGGCGAAGGCTACAGGGAATCAGAACGATATTATGGTGTACCAGAAAACGTCTCGCGAGGTCAAGGAGCTGACTGCTGCTGCGAATCCGCAGAAGTGAGCTAGTTCCAATTTTCTAGGAGGTATCGTTCGATGGCATTTAGTGGTAAAGCAATGTACGACACAGGTGTTTTCGGAGTCGAGACGGCGGAGGATGTGTCTCCTATTGTGAGCATGATTTCTCCCTTCGAGACTCGCCTGCTGGACGTTTTGGGTGATGCTCCGTACCCGGCGTTCAACATCTACCACGAGTGGTCCGAAGACGCACTCGCTCCCAACACTATTACCGCAAGCTCGCTCCTGGGTAGCGCCGTCACCACCGGCGGCGTTATGGGTATTGCTGGCGGTGATGCAAACTACCTGCAGCAGGGTACAGTTCTCATGCACGAAGTGTCTGGCGAGTACATGATTGTCGAGGCAATTGTCGGTAACACGATCACGTTGACTCGTGCTGTTGGCGGTACCTCGGCACAGTCGTACGCTCCAGGCCAGACTTACGTCATCATCGCCGACGCCTCGCAGGAAGGCGCCGATGTCACGTCCGATATCAGCCACGCGCGCCCGAGGCGCGGCAACTACTGCCAGATTTACAAGAAAGATGTGATCATCTCTGGTACGGTTCAGGCTGTCCGGAAGGTTGGAGGTGTCACCTCCGAGCTCGACTACCAGATTCAGCAGCGATCGAGAGAGGCCCTTCGCGATCTTGAAAAGTCTGTCATTCGCGGTATTGTCTCCAACACGCCCAGCGGCACCGCAGGTGTGCAGTACACGTGGGGCGGCCGTACGATGCAGGGTCTTTGGAAGGCGCTTACAACCAATGCTCAGTCTGTCGCTACACTGACTGAATCGTGGCTCGGTAATGTCATCAAGGCTGCGTGGGATCGCGGTGCCCGTGACATCGATCTTATCGTCGCAGATGCCAATTACAAGCGCGTTATCGATAGCTGGAATGCTACTCGCATTCGTACCACCCCTGATGATGCGACGTATCGCAACCTGATCTCGGAGTACGAGAGCACGTTCGGCATGCAGCAGGTTGTTCTGAGTCGCTGGATGCCGCCGAACTCTGCAATGATGCTTTCGTCTCAGCGTGTCAAAGTGCTCCCACTGCAGGGCCGCTCATTCGCGTATGTTCCGATTGCGCCGACCGGCGACAGTGCGAAGGGCATGGTTATTGGAGAGTACACCGTTGAGTACAAGAACGAAGACGGTCTCGCCAAAATCTACAGCGCGCAGACCTAGTGGACGAATTGTGGCCAAGTCTAAGGTAAACAGCCTGGATTCCACGGTTCACGCTCCTCGGACTATTGTGCACCTAACGGTGAATGCACCTTCTATAGAAGCTGCAGATCCCGTGATTGCGATTCTTGCTCCCCCTGAGGAGGTGCTTGCAGTTATTGCTGAAATACGTCAAGCTAATCCTCGAAATCAGCCTATGCGCTACGAGACTCTTCAGCGGTGGGCTGAGGTACTCGAGCACCACTTCACTCCCTCCTAAACGGAGATCTTCACCATGGCACTTGTATTAGACGCTACGTGGGGCGGGATAAACAGTAACACGTACGCCACGGATCTCGAACTTGCCGTGTACGTAGAGACAAAGGTGAAGCGGGATCAGTGGGACGCTGCCTCGGATGCTGCGAGGAAAGCTTCTCTGGTAGAAGCTACACGTGCCATTGATAGTTTGGGTCGGTGGGTGGGAGAACGCTACTCCTGGAACCAAAGACTGCAGTTCCCCCGAACTCTTTTCGCTGAGGCCGCTCTTGGCTCCGCTACCGAGATCGGAACTCTTACTTTTATGCGTGTAGAGTACGCGTGGATGATGCAGGACGTGAAGAATGCTTGCGCGGAGCAAGCGTTGTACATACTCAAGCAGGGGGGTGAGGACACCCTTCTCGAGCTCGCTCAGCGCGGAGTGAGGAGCTATTCTGAGGGTATTGGGAAAATTAGTGAGAGCTACTCTTTCGGCGCTTCGGCGTCGCCTATGAGTCCTGAAGCTTCTCGCTTTCTTGCCCGCTACAAATCATCTCCGCGGCTTGTGAGGGCGTAATGTCCATCGCGGGCAAGCTAACGCACAGTATTACTGTCACTTCGGCCGGAGCATTTGACGCCTATGGGCAACGTATCCCAGGTCTACAGACCACTGACGTACCGTGCTTTATCGATGGTAAATTGCGTCGAGTGGTAGATAAAAACGGCGAAGGCGTCACGTCCGACTTTTCGATTCTCTTTCTACCATCTGTTGATTTAGAAGTGGGTGGAATTGTGTCTGACGGAGTAGACCGCGCGGGGAATTTGTTACTTGCGGCCGGTCGCATTATTCTTCTTGAGGATTCGAATCATCCCATTAAGGGTCGAGTCATTCGGGAGGTGTATGTGGCTGAAACGGTATCGCTTATTTCATCCTGACCCGCAGGAGAATCGTTAATGTCTTTAGCTATTCGGATGGAGGTCACTCCCTCTTTCACTTCGCAGCTCGGCACGATGAAGACACGGCAGACCTTGGTACGCAGGGCGGTTCTAGCTCAGCTAGCCGATGTTATTATGCCTCACGTCGTTGAGCGAGCCCGGTTAAACGCTCCGATTCTCGAGGGCGACCTTCGGCGATCGATTCAGTACGCAAAACCACGTATATTGGCTAGCGGCACGATCGTCACCGGCGTTGGCTCTGATCTTCCTTACGCTTTGCGGTGGCACGAGGAGCCATTTAATCTGGGTCCGATTTCTCGCCTTCAGCCTGCGGCGCTAGAGGGGGGCATAGGCACCAAGTACATCACTCGCGTATTGAATTACCATCATTCGCGGTACAGAGAGTCTCTGCGCGAGGCTGTGTGGCGGTCGTTAGTGACTGGGAAGATTACCACTGTTGATCTGAAATAGTATGTGTTTGTCTATCCTATTCAAGGAGGATGCATGTCGCGACCTGTTCTAACAATTGGATTCGTTACTTCTGGGATTCCGTTTGACGGCAACACCATCAAGGAAAAAAGCCTCGGTGGTTCTGAGACTGCCATGTTTTACATGGCAAAATCTCTTGCTGCGTTAGGTCATCGCGTTTATGCGGTGTGCCCCTGCCCCCGCCCTGGCGTGTATGACGGTGTGAGGTATCACAGCTTCGATGATTGGCCGATGATTGCGGGGTCCGTGGAATTTGATGTGCTTGTTGTGAGCCGTTACTACGGACTCATGTCACAGAATCATAAGGCGAAGCAGCTTGTGTATTGGGCGCATGATATGCCCCCGCCGGAGGAGAAGAAGAGTGACTTCATCGGCAACATGTGGGCTGTTGATCAGTTTTTTGTGATGTCGGAGTTTCAAAAGGGCGAGTACGTGCAGCCCTCGTTCTTCCCGGATCTTGAGCGGGTGATTAGTGTTACTCGTAACGGCGTTGATCTTGCGCTGATCGCGTCGGCAATTGAAGGGGTTGCGCGTAAGCGTAACCGCATAATCTACTCATCTCGCCCCGAACGCGGTCTTTTGTTCCTGCTCCAGTTCATCTGGCCGATTTTGCTTGAGGCAAATCCTGAGCTCGAGCTGCATCTCTGTACGTACAATACAGATATGCTTATGCTTCCCGATGATGTCAAGGCGTACCATGCACAAATCGAGACTCTCAAGGCGAAAAGTAAGAACGTCTACGACGCCGGATTTTTGACGAAGGAAGATTACTACAAGCTACTCGCGTCGTGTAGCCTCATGTTGTATCCCACGCAATTCCCCGAGATCAGCTGTATTAACGTGATGGAGGCGCTAGCGTGTGGTACGCCTGTCGTGACGTCACACGCATTTGCTTTGCCTGAGACTGCAGCTTCAGGTGCCGAGCTGATCACTGCTCCCTACGGCACCGAGAAGTATACCAAAGAGGCCGTGTTCAAGTCCCTTGCTATTTTGCGTAACGACTTGCACTTCGGTCAGTTGCAGGCTGCAGGTAAGAAATGGATCCAGAGTCGCTACGACTGGTCGCAGATTGCGCGGGAGTGGGAGGCCAACTTCATCGAGTTTTTTCAGCGTCGAGTTGCGCAGAACCCCAAGGCCGTGCTTCGGAATCTTGTTCGTCATGACGACTTTGTTTCGGCGGAGCAGTTCGCTCTACGCTCCGGTTTTCACGAGGAGGCCGCGCTGTACCGCACCTATATCGACTCTGCTATTCAGGTGCGCATTCCGACAGCGGGCAATCCCATGGAGGATGTTGTTAACGACACCTCGTCGAACAAAGTGCCCCCTCGAATCGCGCAGGTTATTTATTTCATGCGTGATGCCGCGAAGCTAAACGGCCCCCCGAAACGCATTCTTGACGTGGGCTGTTTCAAAGGTGGCATCGCGGCAACGTTTGGTTGCGTGTTCCCCGACGCCGAAATTGTGTGCCTTGATGTCAACCCCCATTCTCTCATGTGTGCGGAAGATAGGAAGAGCAAGGGCGAACCGGGTTTTGCGAAATGCACCTATGTTCTCGGTAAGGCGGATGAGACGTCGCTGGATCCCAAGGAGCTGGGGCAGTTCGATTTTATTTTCTGTGGCGAAACGATGGAGCACATTCCCGACACCACTGCGTTTCTTGCGCGCTTGCGCGCTCTTCTGACGCCTACTGGCACTGTTTTCTTTACCGTTCCCTCTGGGTGCTGGCTACCTATTTGGTACCACGATCCAGAGACCACGGATCCGATCAAGCGCGCCCATGTCCACCACTTCGAGATGTCTGACGTCATCGAAATCTTCGAGGCCCAGCCTCATTTTCGTTTTATTCACGTTCCCAATTCCGAGCCCACGTATACCGGCGAGTTGAATGGTTGGTGGGCGATTGCCTATCAGAATGGGGGCCCCGCGTTCGGCGCTGTTGATCTTGACCGGAAGCTTTTGACCACGCGGCCTTGGCAGACTATCTCCTGTGTTATGATCACTAAGAACGAAGAACCGAATCTCATGCGGTGCTTGAACACAGTACGCGAGTTCGTAGACGAAATTGTTGTTGTGGACACTGGATCAGTGGACGCAACTACGAGCATTGCTGCGCGCTATACTGACAAGGTGCTTAGTATTGAGTGGCCCGAAGATTTTTCGATAGCGCGCAACGCTTCTTTGGCACCCGCGACCGGCGACTGGGTTTTTTGGATTGATGCAGACGAGTTGCTTCTCGGGGCATTGAACATGCGGAAGTATACTCGGACAAATCTGTTTAACGGTTTCGTGATACGGCAAAATCACTTAATGCTCGACTACCACGCGCAGCCTGATGTGCCGGTCCGCCTTTTCCGCAACAATCAGGGCTACAAGTTCTTCGGCGTCATTCATGAGCACTGCGAAGAGTCAATGGATAATCCGATTCACCCTTCTCTTATGCTTCCTGATGTGGATATCGCGCATTTCGGCTACATCACTGAGGCTGTCCGCCGCACCAAGTGCAAGGATCGGAATATAGCGCTGCTTCTTAAAGACCGGGCGCAGAATCCGCATCGCAAACTGGGTACCGTATTGATGATGCGCGACTACATCAATTACGCAAACTGGAGTATTGAAAAGACGCGCGGACGATTTCTGGCTCCCGACGCTGTCGGGTATCTTCGCAGCTGTGTTCACGTGTTCAAGAGTGAAGTAACGGGCGTTGACGATAAGGCGTACCCTCTTTCTTTCCCGCTTTATCAGAACGCTTTGGCGATTATGGGTAAGTTCGGCGTATCTGTCGATGAGGCGGTGGACCATCCCCCCTTCGAGCTTGCTTTTTCGCTTGCTGGTGGCTTGGGTGGCTTGACGGTGCCGCCGGATACTGCTACGCAGCCCGAGCGCGTCTGGTTCAGTACTATGTCGGAGATGACAGCGTATCTTGATATTCACCGGGACAAGCTCAGCGCCGCTTTGGTTCAGCACGCTGCGTCTTTAACGGCTCGGCGCGGGCGTAGTGCATAATATGCCTCTACCTAGAAGGCGACAGGTGGAGCTCGCGACTAAGCTCGTGAGTAAACTCTCGCGGGAGCACTTTTACGGTGAGGTGTACCTGAAGTTCGAGCACGGTAACATCGTGCATATTCGCCAGACCCTTAATGTGAAGGTAGAGGATGTCGAGAAGCGTCTTCTAGATCCGTCGGTGTCTGGTACCGAGGAGGGGGAGTTTAGTGCTCCTATTACAACAGGAGACGGTTGATATTTTGCAGGCGAGCGGCGTAGGGACAATCGGTTTAGGGATTTATCTGTCGCAGCTGCCCCCGACCCCTGTAAATGCCATCTCGGTTTCGATTCAAGGAGGTGACGCCGCAGTTTGCCCGCATCAGTATAACGTTCAGGTGCTTTGCAGGGGCCCGGAGTATTTGTACACCGCTCAGCGTGCTGAGCTGGTGCACTCTCTCCTCGATAATCGGTGGCATAACACTGTGAACACCGTCGGCAGATTTTCCGCTGACCATCCTGTGGGCCCGATGTACCGCGACGACAACAACCTGTTTGTATTCACGCTCAATTACACGTTCATTACTGCGGTGTCTACCGCGTAACTCCGAAAAGGAGAGGTATTCGATGGCAAATAGGACATATGAAAATCTGATTTTTTCTCGTGAGGTGAGTCTCGGGATCGAGCACTTGCTTATTGCCCCGTATCCCACGACGTTTGATCCCACTTGCGCGATTGCCGACATCATGGACCCGCCTACCGGCTTCAGGTGGCTGGGCGCCGTTGTGGAGGATAGCGCCAACATTACGGTCAGTCGTGAGAAGTTCCAGCTGATTACCGGCGTGCCGAAGATTCTTCAGTACGAGGCGGTTATGCAGGTCGCGGGCAAGCTGGAGATTCAGCTTTACAGCAATTCCCCCCGCAAGATCCAGTACGCTCTGGGCAACCTCGATACGTACAACATTGTCTACTGCGCTGTCAGCTCGGTTTCGACGGTGAGCTCGGTCACGAATAAGTATGCCATTACGTTGTCTGCGACAACGAGTACAACTACTCCCTGGGCGGTCGGTGACTATATTGTTACGGCGCCAGCGTCCTCGGCGATCACAGGTGCCACATCTTTGATCTACTCGCAGAATGAGGCACAGATTTCGTCTATTTCTGGTCTCACTTTCTACTTCGGTACGCCGGGCTTCCCGACCACGCCCACTGTGGGGCCGAATTGTAATGCGATCAAGATTTCGGGTGCGAAGAATGCGTACGGCGGCGGTATTGTTAAGACGTACACCTTGATTGGCGTCGCTGATTTTATTGATGGCGTGCAGGTCCTGCATAAATTCGACAAGGTTGCGCCGGGTGGTGAGTTTGCTGAGGCGATTAAGCCCAGTGACGTCGGCAAGATCCCGATGGCCTTTGATGCGTACGGCATGTCCAACGCTGATTGGCCGCAGGCGAACTTGCTCGTCGGCCAGCGCTACTGGTTCCCTAAGTAGCCTTTTGTGCTGCCGGGGGTAGTTAACTTCTGAACTCTTATCAAACTGCTTGAGGGAGATAGTATGCCTGATCCTGATTTCAACGACGCGGTTGTTCGTGATGACGCTGAGCGTGCAGTCCTCTTTCCGGAAACCCAGGTTAGGGAGTATGTGTTCCTGGGGTTGACGGTCAGACTGCGCGCTCTTCCTATTTTTTACGCCCGAAAAATTGGTGCGGCGCTAGGCCCGTTCAAGAAGCACATGCAGGGTATTGTGGCGACTGGCGGCGTTGACAATATCAAAGTGACTGCTGATGAGAAGCTTGATGAGGA